CCTCGGGCGGGGTGAACGTCTGAGCCAGCGGGTCGCTACCGCCCGAGGTAGTTGTGGTCGGCGGCCGGGTCCAGCGTTCAATCGTCGTCACGCGGCGCATGACGTCGATCTCGATGATACCCTGGCCCACGAAGAACGCCGTGGCCTTGGAGCCGCCGGCCCCTTCCGCAGACACAACCTTGACGCCGGCCGTGATGTTCGCCGGGATCACAAAGTCGTCTTCGATCTCGCCTGCGCCGTTGGCCGTTATGACGCCCGCCGGCTTCACGTCCACGCCGTCGAAGGCGAGGGTGTTCAGGATCTCGCCGGCGCCCATCCCCGTCAGCTTGAAGCTGACCGCGATCTGCCGCAAGAACTCGGCCTGCTGCTCAGTCTCGGAGACAGTCTCAACGGCCTCGGAGGACACCACCAGCGGGCCGTTGTTCCGGCGCACGCCCCGGTTGAACTGGACCGTTACCGGGCTCGCCCACACCGTCTGCTGCACCGACCAAAAGTCGGCCGCCGGGGTGAGCGCGAGGCCCGCCGGCAGCGGCTCGAAGTTCTGGTAGGGGTTGATCTTCATGCAGGAGGTAGACCGCTCCTGCCTGATGATGACTTCTTCGGTCCAGTCGAGCGTAACCGGCGCCGTGATCGACCCCTCATAGAAGGTCGGCGCAATGGCCAGCTCAAGCACCCCGCCGCCGACCGAGGCGGTCTGCGCCTCGCCCGCGTCGCGGTAGAAGTCGTTGACGAAAGGGTCCACGAACATGCCGAGCTTGGCGACAGGCTCGCGGGCGTCGATCTCAGACTTGATCCGCTCCAGCTCAAGAAGCCGCTCGTGCGCCTGCACTCTGCGGTGCACGCGCCACTGCTGAGCGAAGGTGATGGAGCGCACGCCGTTGTTGTCGACCGAAGGCTTGCCGATCCAGGAGTTGCTGATCTCGGCCAGCGGCAAGAGGTCGTTGGGCGGCAGGGCGGGGAACGGGTTTGACCGAGCCGAGACGCCCTTCACGTAGACGCTCTCCCCCGCCGAGTTGAGGCAGAGGAGGTCGATCCGCGGAAGCTTCCACTTGTAGCTGAGGATGACGGTCGTGCCCGCGACGCCGCCCGAGAGGACGATCCTGGTGTCGGTCACGGCGTCGGGCGTAACGAGGTCGAGGTAGCGGTAGGTCACCCGATAGGTCGAGGACGGGACCGGCTCGGGGCCGCCCGGCGCCCAGTCGATCTGATCGCCGGAGCGAACCCAGGACGTCGTCCCGGCGAAGGTCGTGCCGCCCTGAGTGACCGACAGGATTTCGGTCACGCTGTTGTTGGACAGCGCGTCGGAGCCCGCCGCCACAAGGCCGCGAACGACGTCCTCGGTGGTTTCCTTGGTGACGAGAACGCTCAGCACCTCGTCGATGGGCGCGTTGTTGATGACGAAGGTCTTGGGGCCGCCGCCGGGCGGCCAAGTCCGGGCCTCGCCTGCGACCGTTTCGGTGTCCCACTCCTCGGGCTCGGCGTGTCGCAGCGCGGCGAAGCGCGAACGCTTGAAGCCGTTGATGTTGGCGGCGCCTTCTTCAATCGAGAACAGCTGGTTGCCGCCGACCTTACCGAGGGCGGTCACCCGACACCCGGAGACGATGTAGTGCCCGTGGGCGTCGCGGTCATAGATCGCGATGGACTGGTTGATGCCGTCGAGGGACGGCGGCGGGGTCTGGTCGAGGATCGTGCCGTCCTGCAACACGTAGACCGGGACGAAGGTGCCCGGCTCGGCGTCGCCCGACAGGGCCCAGGAGATCGTCACCACCTCGCGGGCGGCGCCGGGCTCGCCTTCCGACAGGGCGCCCGGGGCGATGCCAAGGAGCCCCGGATCGTCCTCCGAGGTGAGCCAGGACTTGACCAGCCGCACGCCGATCTCGGTGCGGCCGATCATCGGCACGCCCGAGAGCACCCGCTGCGCCACCGGGAACACGTCGCCCCCGACATAGAGCCGACCGGCCGTCAGGATGACGTTGCCGAGCTCGCTCTGGACCACCGCGGCGGCGTCCTCCACCCGGTCGCCGTCGCTGGCGATCAGGCGGGCGACGCGCTCGTGGCGGGCGCGGGCGATGGTCTGGCCTTCGTTGAGCTCGGCGCCCTCGATGAAGCGCCCCTCCGAATGGACCACGCCCTGCCACGAGGCCATCCCGGCCGCGCGGTCAAAGGCGCCCGGAAGGCCGCTCTCGTGTTCATTCGCCATTAGAACCTCACAAGGAAGGTAAGCCGCTCCCGCACAGCGGCGCGGAGCGGGATGGTTTTCGCAAGCGGCGCGATGGGCACGCCGCCGGTCAGTTGGCCCGGTTCGAGCCAGAGGCGCCCCGGGGGAATGCTGTCGTCGATCTCGCCGCCGATCAGGACGTCGGCCGTTTCCGCAATGCTCCTGGCGCCGTTACCGGCGTCGATGGTCGCGCGGATCAGGAACGCCCCGCCATCGGGCGCGGGCGCGTAGGCCAGCCCGGCGACAGAGTAGGCGCCACCGCCAGCCGCCTTGACCGTCCGGCAGGCCGACGCTCGGCGATAGCCGATGACGTCCCCCGCCGCGTCGCGGAGGCGGACATGCGCGCTGCGGCCGACGAACCACGACGCCATGACGCTGCGGCGGATCGTGGCCACGTCGGAGGCCCACGGGGCGAAGGCGGTCGACCATGGAAAGTCCATTTCCGACCAGGGCACATCGCCCTCGACCGGCTCGACCCAATTGCCCAGCGCCACGCCCTCGCTCTCGGTCAGGAGGTACGAGTTGTCGTGATCCCGGCGGAATGACCACTTGGGCCCGCCCGCCTCGACCCGCACGCCGCTATCATCGGCGAGCATCGAGGCACCGAGCCGGGTCCACCCCGCCTCCAGCGCCGGGGCGTCGAAATTCCGGACGCCGCGTCGGAAGTCAGAGCGGAACGGCTTGCCCAGCCGCGTCACCCGGTCGATGCGCTGCAGCGTCGGTGCGTCGTTGGCGGGCAGGGCGCCGAGATACAGCTGGAAGTTGTTCCACCACGTCCGGCGGCCGGGCGCCTCGACGATCGTGCCGGGGGCCCCGACCCAGCCAAGGCCGCGGGCAACCGCGGCGAAGGTGTCGCGCTCGATCTGCCACGGGCGCCCCTCGGTCATCAGGACGTAGGGGTTGTCGAGGTAGGGCACGAGCTCGATCAGCCCATATTCCCATAGAAGGAACTGCAGGAAGGCCGGGAGGCCCCGCCCCTTGACGTCGGGCACAAGCCCGAGCCCGCTTTCGACGCGAGGCTCATACGTCACCGCCTGCTCGAACGCGCGCAGCATGGGCGTCCCGTTCGGGGGCAGCAGCGTGGCAACCATTAGGCGTTCTCCCCGGAAACCGTCAGGACGACGGTGCCGATGCTGGCCGCCTCATAGGGCGGAAGGACAGTGTTGGTGGACGGCGCCGACAGCGCGACGCCGTAGACGCCCGGAACCATGAGCCGGCTCTTGATCCAGTCGAGCGTCAGGTCGCGACCGAGGCCGCCTTCGGTTGCCCACGCGGCGCGCAGGTTGGCCTCGGCCGTGGCGACAATCGACGGCGGCGTCGAGGGGGTTACGGTCAGGGCGGCGACGACGTTCACCACCGCGGTCACCGCCGAGCGGACTTCCACCTCCCCGTTGACCATTCGGTTCTCGGGGAGGGCCAGGGCCGCGGCGACCGCGCTGAGCAACGGGGCGCCAGCGACGCCGCTGGCCGCTGTGGACAGGACCGCCACCCGAACCTTGGGGTCGCGGCCCTCGCGGTAGGCGATGGCGTCGCGAACCTCGGTCGAGGCGTTGAGCGCGATCAGCCGATAGCGGTAGACGCTCCCGGTGTTGCGGGCCATTGACGAGAGCAAGATGCGGAGCCGGAACCGCTCGTCATCTTCGTTCAGTGCGCGGGCGACCGGAGGGCTGGCGTTGGCGCCCACATGATCGAGGTCGGTGCCGGTGGCATACCGCAGCAGGTTGGAGCGGGCGGCCTCGTTGATGCGGGCGCGGATCAGGAGCTCGCGATATGCGGCCACCTGCATCAGCTTGTTGGCGACGGCGCTTTCGAGCGCCAGCACCGGCTCGATGTCCGGGAAGCGGACAATCAGGTCCGCCTTCATCCCGGCGAGGATCGCTTCGAAAGAAAGCTCCTCGATCACGGCCGGGTCGGGGAGCCCGGCCAGGAACGCTTCGTTCATGCTGTCACCTCGATTGAGCCGGTGGTGCCGCCGACGACGGTCACGCGGCGGGCGCCCTCGGGGGTGAAGTCCCCGAGCAGGGCGCGGGGGCGATACTCGCCCTCCATGTGGACTTGCAGCCGCCCGTCACGGCCGACGCTTTCGGGCACGATCTGGATGATGCGGAAGCGGGGCTCCCACTGTTCGACCGCGGC